ATTCTGTATCTGGTAGCATTGATTCTGCCATTCTTGCTACTTTCTCTGACATTAAAGTAAATGATCTCATTAAACATCTCAAAGAAAAGAACTTTCCGGAAGTTCGTAAATGGATTGTGGCAAACCTTGATAATGATGCCAGTAGTATTCTTCGTATGGTGTATGATGCTTTATATGAACATCTGGATGGTCCCAGTATTGCTTCTTGCGTTCTTATTGTGGCGAAATATCAATATCAATCGGCATTTGTAGTGGACCAAGAGATAAATCTTTTAGCAGCATTAACAGAGATTATGATTGAGAGTAACTTTAAATGAAATCTCTTAAAACTTGTTTAAGATATCCTGGGGGCAAAAGTAGGGCGGTCACAAAGATGGATCCATACTTTCCTGATCTTAGATATTATAATGAGTTTCGAGAACCATTTCTTGGTGGTGGATCTGTGGCAATTCATATTACCAAAAAATATCCAGACTTAACTATTTGGGTAAATGATCTTTATGAACCTTTGGTGAATTTCTGGCAACAACTTCAGATGTTTGGTGCCGATATGAAAGACAATCTTCAAGGAATAAAATTAGCAAATAATAAACCAGAATTAGCAAGAGATCTATTTCTTTATTGTAAGGATAAGTTACGCGAAGAAGGTCGTTCAAATCTTGATCGTGCTTCTGATTTTTACATTATCAATAAGTGTTCTTTTTCTGGACTTACGGAAAGTTCCTCATTTTCTCCACAGGCATCTAATTCCAATTTTAGTCTCAGAGGTATTCAAAAACTTCCCGAATATTCTAAACTTATTTCAAAATGGCGTATAACTAACTATTCGTATGATTATATGATGGACGGAAACAGAAATGTTTTTATGTATCTTGATCCTCCTTATGACATTAAGGATAATCTCTATGGCAACAAAGGATCAATGCACAAAGGATTTGATCACGATAAGTTTGCTGTTGATTGCGATAATAACGATATGGATCAGTTAGTAAGTTATAATTCAGATCAACTTGTAAAGGATAGATTTAAAAATTGGACTGCTGCCGAGTTTGACTTGACTTATACGATGCGTTCCGTAGGAGAATATATGCGAGATCAAAAACAACGTAAAGAACTTTTGCTTTTTAATTATAATAAAGATCCAAAAATTCAATTTAGTTTTGATGGTTGCTATAATTATGATAGATTGAAAAAAGAGGGTTTAATTGATGACTGAACTCAAAGATTGGTTGAACTCAATAAATAAGACAAAAAAGAATTTAATTGATAATGATCCTTCACTTGAAAAAGAATATTTTCCTTATGTGATCAATCATTGTCTTTCTGGATATATTGATTGCGTAATGTATGCAAATGAAATGAATATAACTCCAAATCTCGATAAAAAGTTACAATACGATTTTTATATAAATATTCTTAGAACTAAGAAGAGATTTTCTCCTTGGCTTCGTAAAGATACGATTAAAGATCTTGAATATGTCAAACGGTATTATCAATATAATAACGAAAAGGCACAACAGGCTTTAAAAATATTAACAAAAGAACAAATTAACTTTATTAAATCTAAATTTGAGACTGGAGGAATGAAATGAGTGCCGTACAAGAACCAGAAGTGAAATGGACACCCGATATGATGGTTGAGGTTCTATTAAATGAACCTGATGACTTTTTGAAAGTTCGTGAAACTTTGACACGTATTGGAGTTGCTTCTCGAAAAGAAAAGAAAATATACCAGTCTTGCCACATTCTTCATAAGCAAGGTAGATACTATCTTGTTCATTTTAAAGAACTTTTTGCATTAGATGGTAAACACGCAAATCTAACAGCAAATGACATACAAAGACGTAATCGTATTGTTCAATTGGTTGCTGATTGGGGATTATTTACAATTGTAAAACCAGAAAAGATTACTGATATTGCGCCGTTAAACCAAATTAAAGTTCTTGCTTATAAAGAAAAAGGAGAATGGATTTTAGAAACAAAGTATAATATTGGAAAAAAGGCAAAACCAGCAGAAACCGAATAAAATCATACGGGGTTCACTACCCCGTTTTTTGTGCTTTCTGTTATAATTAGTATTGTGAATGCCGTAAGGGTTCACACAATCAAATCTCGCTTTCTAAGGAGCAAAAATGACTAATCTTTCTAGGTACACATCTGCTGATCTTCCTGCCCTAATGGATAGGATTACTCGTAATAGCATTGGAATGGACGAATATTTTGATCGTCTATTTAACCTTCACGAAACAACTTCAAATTACCCTCCATATAATCTAGTTCAAATCAGTAATGTAGAGTCAAGGTTAGAACTCGCACTTGCTGGATTTTCTAAAAAAGAAGTTTTTGTTTATACACAAGATGGAAAACTTTTTATTGAAGGTCAAAAAGAAGATAAAGAAACTGAAACAAATTATGTACATAAAGGTTTAGCACAAAGAAGTTTTACTAGAACTTGGACTCTTGCTGATGATACAGAAGTCTCTTCTGTAAACTTTGAAGACGGATTACTTACAGTAATTTTGGGAAGAATCGTTCCAGAATCGCATAAGAGAAAAGATTATCTATAAATAATAGTGAGCTAAACTATCGTTGCTGCAGGGAGGTAACTGGCAAAATCCAGTTGCACCTCCCCTTTTTTTATGCTATAATCAAAACAGGTATGATGAAATTATGTCTATCAAATTAGCACTTTTAAAATCAGGAGAAGAAGTAATCGCAGATATTAAGGAAATTATAAGCGAAGACGAGAAAGTAATTTCGTTTTTATTTTGTAATCCTTATACTGCAAAACTTCTTACGCCTCAAGTTTTAGTAGAAGATACTGAAAAAACACCAGAAAGGGAATATAGTGTTTCTTTTAATTCTTGGATGCCATTATCTTCTGAAACTGATATTGCAGTAAGCACTGACTGGGTGGTTTCAATTGTGGAACCAATAGAAATGGTAAAAAAATCTTATGAGGAGAAAATGAATGGAAGACGAAATGATGCTACCGATGGATCAGCAAGTGGAGGAAGAGGGGGAAATAACAACTCAAGTATTAATCTTAGTGAACAGGTTGATTTTAATCAGTAAAATTCAAGAAGTTTTAGCAGATATAGGACAACCTGATTGTAGATTGATTGATCCTTATATTATTTCGGATAGTCAAGAATTATCTCCTTGGATGTGTGATTATACTTCTACGACTGAAATTATGATTAGTTCTGATAAAATTTTGTCTTTACTAGAACCAAAAGAAAACATACTAGAGAAATACCTTGGATTTACTAAATGAAGTTTTATACGAATGTTTATGAGAAATTCAATAAAATATATGTAAGAGGATATGAAGATGGGAATTATTTTTCATATGGAGAAGAATTTTTACCTACTTTATATGTTCTTTCTAAAAAGAAAAGTAAACATAAAACTTTAGATGGATTGGATGTAGAACCAATTCAGCCAGGTAAGATTTCCGAATGTAAAGATTTTTTTGCAAAATATGCAATGGTAGAAGGATTTCCAATTTATGGAAATGATAATTACAAGGCACAATACATTTCAGAAAAATATCCAGAAGATGAAATAAAATTTGATATTAATAAAATTCGTTTATTTACGATTGATATTGAAGTTGCGTCTGAGGGAGGATTTCCAAATGTTTTTGATTGTGCCGAAGAACTTCTTGCAATTACTTTACAAAATTATGCAACTAAAAATATTATAACTTTTGCTTCTCGTCCCTATAATAATACTCGTAAAGATGTTCAATACGTACAATGTAGAGACGAAGTTGATTTGGCGCATAGGTTCTTATCATTCTGGGAAGAAAACACTCCCGATGTGGTAACTGGTTGGAATTGTGAACTTTATGATATTCCTTATATTTTAGGAAGAATTGATAAAATTCTTGGGGAGAAGGATGCTCGTCGTCTTTCTCCTTGGAAAAATATCTATCGCAAGGAACTAGTAATTAAAGGAAGAGCACAAATTTCTTATGATGTTGCTGGAATATCCGTAATTGATTATTTGGATTTATATAAAAAGTTTACTTATACCAATCAAGAGTCTTATAAACTAGACCATATTGCTTTTGTTGAATTGGGTCAGAAAAAATTAGATCACTCTGAATTTGAAACCTTTAAAGATTTTTATACAAAAGACTGGCAAAAATTTATTGATTATAATATTAAAGACGTAGAACTCGTAGATAGACTTGAAGATAAAATGAAGTTAATTGAACTTTGTTTCACGATGGCTTATGATGCAAAAGTAAATTATACAGATATATTTTATCAAGTAAGGACTTGGGATGCAATCATTTACAATTATTTGAAAAAAAGAAATATCGCAATTCCACAGAAAGATCGTTCTACAAAAAGTGATAAGTTTGCCGGTGCTTATGTAAAAGAACCAAAACCAGGAATATACGACTGGGTTGTTAATTTCGATTTGAATTCACTTTATCCTCATTTGATAATGGGGTATAATGTTTCACCTGAAACTTTATTAGATAAAAAACATCCTACAGTATCTGTGGATAAAATTCTAAATAAGCAACTTGATTTTTCTGATTATAAAGATTATGCGGTATGTCCTAATGGAGCAATGTATCGTAAAGATATTCGTGGATTTCTTCCAGAACTAATGGAAAAAATGTATAATGATCGTGTCATTTATAAAAAGAAGATGATTGAGGCAAAGAAACAATATGAAAAAACTCCAACTAAAAAATTAGAGAAAGAGATTGCTCGTTGTAATAATATACAAATGGCAAAAAAGATCTCTTTGAACTCTGCCTACGGAGCCGTAGGTAATGAATATTTTCGTTATTATAAGTTAGCAAATGCCGAAGCAATCACAACATCAGGGCAAGTTGCAATTCGTTGGATTGAAAATAAGATGAATTTGTATCTAAATAAACTTCTAAAGACGGATGGTGTTGATTATGTTATTGCTTCTGATACTGATAGTATCTACCTTCATATGGGTCCTCTGGTTGAAACTGTATACAAGGGAAGAGAGAAAACTACTGAAGGCATTGTTTCGTTCCTTGATAAGATCTGTAAGATGGAACTTGAAAAGTATATTGAAAGTTGTTACCAAGAACTGGCAGATTATGTAAATGCCTATGATCAAAAAATGCAGATGAAACGCGAGAATATTGCTGATCGTGGAATTTGGACTGCTAAAAAAAGATACATTCTCAATGTCTGGGATAGTGAAGGTGTGCGATATGAAGAACCTAAACTTAAGATAATGGGTATTGAGGCAGTCAAATCTTCTACACCAGCACCTTGTCGTCAAATGATTAAGGATGGGTTGAAAATTGTAATGAGTAAAACAGAAGATGAAATGATATCTTATATTGATAACTGTCGTAATACTTTTATTGAACTTTCACCAGAAGAAATATCATTTCCTCGTATGGTCTCAGATGTAAATAAACATAAAGCAGTTTCTACTCTTTATGGTAAAGGTACACCAATTCACGCAAGGGGTGCGTTAATTTACAATCATATGATTAAAGAAAAGGGTCTGGATAAAAAGTATGCATTTATTCAAAATGGCGAAAAGATTAAGTTTTGTTATCTTAAACTTCCAAATCCAATTCGTGAAAATGTAATTTCTTTTATTCAAGAATTTCCAAAGGAACTAGCACTAGACAAATATATAGATTATGATTTACAATTCAATAAAGCTTTTCTTGACCCAATGAAGGTCATTTTAGATGCTATTGGATGGAACGTGAAAAAAACAGTTAACTTGGAATTATTTTTTGTATAACTATGGACTTTTTAAAAGATATTGTAAAAGAAATTGGTGGAGAATACACACAACTGGCATCCGAAATTGACGAAACTGAAACGTATGTGGATACTGGCAGCTACATTTTTAACGCTCTTGTATCTGGTAGCATCTTTGGTGGTGTTTCTGGGAACAAGATTACTGCAATTGCAGGGGAAACTTCTACTGGAAAAACTTTCTTCAGTCTTGCCGTCGTTAAGAATTTCCTTGATAATAATCCTACTGGATACTGTTTGTATTTTGATACTGAAGCAGCAATCACAAAATCCCTTTTGGAAGGTAGGGGAATTGACACAACTCGCCTGGTGGTTGTCAATGTAGTCACGATTGAAGATTTTCGTAATAAGACTCTGAAAGCAGTTGATTTGTATTTGAAAAAATCTAAAGACGAAAGACGACCTTGTATGTTTGTATTAGACTCTTTGGGTATGCTTTCTACTAATAAAGAAATCACAGATACACTTGCCGAGAAAGATACTCGTGATATGACCAAGGCACAACTGATTAAGGGTGCTTTTAGAATGTTGACTCTCAAGTTGGGTCAGGCAAATATTCCTATGATAGTCACCAATCACACCTATGAAAGTATGAGTCTTTATGGTGGAAAGCAAATGTCAGGTGGGTCTGGACTGCAATATGCATCGTCTACAATCGTATACTTATCCAAGTCAAAAGAAAAAGATGGAACAGAAATTATAGGAAATATTATCAAAGCAACAACAAAGAAATCAAGATTGAGTAAAGAAAATAAGCAAGTTGAAATTCGGTTATTTTATGACGAACGTGGACTTGATAAGTATTATGGATTACTTGAACTCGGTGAAATTGGTGGACTTTGGAAAAATGTAGCAGGACGTTATGAGATTGGTGGTAAAAAAATCTATGGTAAAGATATATTAAAAGATGTAGACAAGTATTTTACTCCAGAAGTAATGCAGGCACTTGACGAAACTGCACAAAAAGAATATTCTTATGGAAGCTCTTAATGGATTAGTTCAAGTATATGAGAATGCATTAGAAGAAAATGTATGTGATTTTTTGATTGATATGTTCGAAGAACATTCAAATAAACAAGAACGTATAGAAAATGAAAGAAAACCAAACTTTACTCAATTTAATCTTACAAAAAATTGTAAATTAACAAAAGAGATTGAGCAAGTTCACAATCATCTTATTCAAAAAACATTTCAATATCGCAACGAATATTACGAAATGGTAGACAGAAGAGTTTTTCCAGAAGAACACGCATTTGAGCAATTTCGAATTAAACGTTATAATGATGATGGAAATGATGAGTTTGATACTCACGTAGATGTGGTTGATTATGAAACCGCAAGAAGATTTTTATCTTTTATGTGGTATCTTAATGATGTCGAAGAAGGAGGAGAAACAAAATTTTTAAATATGATGGTCAATCCAAAGAAAGGAAATCTTCTAGTTTTTCCTCCACTTTGGATGTTTCCACATTCTGGACTAATTCCAATTAGTTCGCCAAAATATATTATTAGTACGTATTTACATTATAAGTAATGGAAAAAATTGAAACTACTATTCTTCGCAATCTTCTTTTTAATAATGAATATTGTAGAAAAGTATTGCCCTTTATTAAAACGGAGTATTTTGAAAACCTTCACGAGAAAGTA